CAGAAACTTAACGGCTGGTGTACAGATGACCAGTATGAAGATTTTATGAATGAAGTAATGTATTGGGAGAAATCGCAGGACATAACATTTATTAAGTTATGGCTTAGTATATCAGAAGAAGAACAGACATACCGAATTAATCATAGGCAAGTATCTCCACTTACGAAGTGGAAGTTCTCCCCTAATGATGCAATGGCTTTGTCAAAGTATGACCAGATGAGTATTCTCAAGGAACGAGTACACACAACTTGTGGTAAGTGGCATGTCATTGACTACAACGATAAGTCAACAGGACGCCTAGACCTTATTACTAAAGTAGTAGAACAACTAAACAAGGAAAAGTATGATAATTAATTGTAGCATGCGTCACTCTCCGAGTGGTCGCAAAAGAAAAACCAACGCATGGAAGAAAGCAAAAAGACCTGACTTTGTAGCTCAGGCAAAGAAAGAGTTTAAACCAGTAGAAAAACTACAGACAATACCTAGTGTAAAAACTACCAAGTATGTTCCTGATGTTGATAACAGCTGGAAGCTAGAAGAGAGTAAGAAATTTACTGTAGCTCCAGCATACAACAAGGGTGCTTACCAAGTTATACCGAGAGGAGATGTCGAATGGATTGGCAAATAACATTTTTAGTATTTATAGCTTGTGCAAGTGGACATATCTTTTACAATTTAGGTAAAAGGATAGGCATAAGTAATACACTAGACTACCTTAAAGCGGATGGACAGATAGACTTTGATGAGGACTGAAATTTAGTTCTTGACAAGGTGGTATTTTTTTGGTATAATAATAGAGTAAAATTTAATTTTACACGATAATTTACGCGGAGTTGTGGGGACTTCCAAATCAAAACCCCTCATATGTCTGGCACGAGTAGGAACTTAAGCATTCCGAGGGTGAGGTTAGGAGCACCACTTTCCACCAGTGGTCGGGTTTTGTTAGACATAATATTATAATAACCGAGACGCCGCAAGGGTCTCACAGAAGAGTGCCGAAAGGACTCTAACATAGGAGAAAACCAATGACTGGATTAACAGCATTAAACTTTAACGATTTCGACAAACTATTTGTCGGCTTTGACCGCTTGAACAACGAGCTAACGAGAAGAAACGAGAGTTCACCTCTTACTAACTATCCAAGATACAACCTAGTAGCAGTCGGCTCGGAGGGATACCGAATCGAGATTGCGCTACCTGGCTGGTCGAAAGATGATATCGACATCAAGCAACACAAAAATAAACTTACTATAGAAGGAACAGAAAAACAAGAGTTAGAGTCTGCTGAGGAACACTATATCCATAAAGGACTTAGTGGTAAAACCTTTAGCAGAATCTTTACGCTTGGCGATTGGGTAGAAGTATCCAATGCAGAATTCAAAAATGGTATGTTAGTTATTAACCTACAGGTCAACACACCTGATGAGAACAAGCCTACGACGATTAATATAGGCTAGGAGAAACTATAATGCAATATGCAAAACGATTTCTTAATCGTGATGCTCTATTGCAAGCGGTTAAGAAAGTTAAAGAAAACTACTGCCCTGATGGGGAGTTATGCGAGGTAATTATTATGTTCACAGTATGTTTCGGAACCATGTATTTGGCAATGTTACCACTATGGTCATAACTAAAGAAGCCTTAGCGATGTTAGAACAGAGAGTCGCCTCAAGTAGTGATGCTTGGGGCGCTCGACTTACAGTAACAAGTGGTGGCTGTGGAGGTTATACATATGATTTAAGTTATGCCGAAAGTCCTAATTTAAATGATGTGGTATACCACAATATCTTAGTAGTAGATATACTAAGTAGGGAGTATCTAGAAGATGCAAAAATGGATTGGGTGGTTGATGGACTTAATCAGGAGTTTAGAATTACCAACAACAAAGAGAGTGGACGCTGCGGTTGTGGCGAAAGCTTCTATATATAGGAACAATATGAAAATAGGAACACAGGGTTTAGAATTAATAAAGCACTTTGAAGGCTTAGAGCTAAATGCTTATCAGTGTGCCGCAGGCGTATGGACAATAGGTTATGGACACACTAAAGGCGTTGAGAGTGGAATGAGTATTTCAGAAGCCAGAGCAAATGAAATGCTAGAAGAAGAATTAGGCGAGTATGAAAGTTATATTAATGGCTTAGTTACAGTTGAATTAAACCAAAACCAATTTGATGCAATGGTATCATGGGTTTATAATCTAGGAGTTGGAAACTTAAAAGCAAGTACACTTCTGAAAGTTTTAAACGCAGGAGATTATGATGGAATACCAGCTCAAATGATGAGATGGAATAAAGCAGGTGGCAAAGTATTAGAAGGATTAACTCGCAGGCGTCAAGCTGAAGCGGATATGTTTAGTGGTAATTAAACACGAAGGAAAAGAGTACCAAATCTCACAAGAAATGTGGGACGCTATGAATCAACAGGCAGAAGAACGCGGTATGACCATAGATGAATATATAACAGAAGCGTTCACATTATTAAAGGAGCGCGATGCAAAACACAAACGAGTATGAAATCTATCACTCATACACTAAAGGAGATAGAGTAGCTACAGTAGTGAAACATAATATTAATGGTAGTTGGGGAGTTCACATGAAAAATGGAGATAAGCCTGGACTACTAGAGTATTATCCAACTCACAGTGAAAGCTGGGCAGAAAATTGTGCAGAAAACTTTGTAGAAGGTATAAAACAAATATGATTGATGAAATTACTTTATTAAAAAACGAAATAGCTACTATGCAAAAACAATTAGGTTCAGCATACACAAGAATTAATGAGTTAATTACAGAGAAAAATCAAGAAGATAGAGAAAGAAGATTATTAGGTCTTAAAGGAACTTGTGAATACTGTGGTAAATGACAAAAGATGGCAAGATAACAGTGATGGTTGGGTAAAAGCCATGACAAAGAGTAAAGAACAAAAGGAAAGAATGGAAAGACTAGACGCATATGAAATAAAAATAACGCTAACTCAAGACCGAAAAGAGGGCGACCCATTCGATTGGATTCAAGAAGCATTAGAACACTCTCTTTTTAAAGAAAAAGCAGTTGTAATTCTAGCTACTGATGTAACGCCGCTGGATATATGGAGCGACGAAAATAAATGGATGCGCGATGCTAGTAAGACTTAATAACTATAAGAAGGGAATTAAGGCACTAAAAGAACATCAAGCATCAACTAAAAGCCCTAGCGTTTGGGCACAGCTCGAAGAAGAAATTGAAGAATTAACTTCGAGAGTAAAGGACATAGAATGTCAAATCAAGAAAAATTTAGCGGAGACATGAGCCGCAACGAGGTAGAAATTGACCTCAATAAATTCATGGCAATGGTTTCAGAAATTGGTGAATTAAAAGCTAAAATTATGGAAATGGAGAACGAAAGAGAGCCAGATAACCCATGGCAAAGATGGATATGGTTATCAAATATGATAGACGCTTGGAGAATCTTTCCAAGAATGTTCTTATCAGTATATATTGTATTACTTTATAAGTGTACTATATGGTTCATGGAACTTCCAGCACCAACATTTGAACAATCGGGGCTGATTTCAATAGTAGTAGGAGCAGGCGCAGCTTGGTTCGGACTCTACGCAGGAACAGCAAAAGACAAAATTAATAGTAAGTAAGGTAAATGGTAGACATATTTGATAATACTCTGATGGAGGACACTAGAGAACAATTATATATGTTCTGTACTACAACAGATTATCAAATAGGGTGGGGAGATGTATCAACTTTTGAAACTCGACAGTACCCTTGTCTACACCACACCTTAAACCCCAAAGAATGGAAAGAACTTAAATTTATAGAAAGCATAATTAATCCACAGCTAATATCCAAGCTAGAGGGATTAAAATTTTCAAGTGCTACTATTAATCTTTCTTTCCCTTCATCAATCAACTTCCCCCATACTCATGGGGGTAGTACAGTTCTTGTATATGATATAAACCCAGACTGGAGGCATGAATATTATGGAGAAACAATTTTCTATGATGACGCAATGCAAGAAGCTACAAAGAGTGTTTTATATAAACAAAATCGCTCAATACTTTTTGATGGCACTACGCCTCATAGTATAAGACCTTCATCACATATAGCACCCCAATATAGATTTACTCTCGGAATCTTTTTCACACAACCCAACTTTATAGAAGAAGCAAAAAATAATACTTGACATAGCACTTAAAATTTTGTATAATACATTATGAATTTATTTTACTTAGACGAAGATTTAGACAAATGTGCCGAGTATCATGTTGACAAACACATTGTCAAGATGCCGCTAGAGGTTGCCCAAATACTATGCACTAGTATATGGATTGACAAGTTTCTAGGGTTTGTACCTCGAGCACTCAATAAAGAAGAACGAGATTTACTCAACTCAGAGAAAGCAAAGATAAAACATCTACCCCCAGCAGAAAGACCAATCACACCATATTTACCTATGATGTACAACCACCCATGCACTATTTGGGCTAGGTCATCATTGGACAATCACGAGTGGACACACTGCTATGGCAATGCTTTGAATGATGAGTACAGATATCGATATGGCAAAGAGCATAAGTCCATACACGAAGTAGTAAATAAATTACCCAACCCAGTGAATATGCAAAGAGTAGGTTTTACAGAGTTCGGTTTAGCCATGCCAGACGAGTTGAAGGACTATAGTAATCCTATTCAATCTTATCGAGACTATTACCACCTAGATAAAGCCACCTTTGCAAGCTGGAAATTTAGAGATAAACCACATTGGTGGAATGAGGACTACGCAGACTATGAGAGTCGTATTACAAGATAAACCTTACATATCAGTATATTTTCCAAAGCACTGGACAGAATTACAAAAGGACATTTGGTTAGCCAAATGGTTCAAGAATAGAAATCAGACACATTAAGGACAGACATGACAGACCAACAAAAATTTAACGACTACGCAAGGTTCGTAGATATAACAACCTCACAGACAAGTAAAAACACAGACAAAATGACAGCCAGAATGGATAGGCTACAAGGAACTACAAGTGTGCAAGGCGAACACAGAACAGAAGAAATGCAAGTAGCAAGACTACTAACATCAGTTATCGGTATGATGGCTGAAAGTGGGGAGTTTGCAGAAGTAGTCAAGAAAAAAATATTTCAAGCAGACACACATTTTACAGAAGATGAAATATTCCATATGAAAAGAGAACTAGGAGATGTTCTTTGGT